GTAATAAGTCCACGTGGTGATTTTGTTTGTGTAACCCATGTATTCCCTAAAAATGTGGCGAATGTGCGTGTAAACTTTACAGACGGTACATATGTTGATGTGCACGAAAATCATGAGTGGGTTGTGTATAATAGACACCGCAACAAAGTAGAGGTTTTAGAAACAAAAGAAATGGTGCATGATTACGAAACTGGAATCCCCGGAAAACGAGGACACAGATATCACTATCAAGTGCCGATTAAAAACTTTGTAGAGGGCGAACACAAGAAGTTGCCAGTTGAGCCTTATACGCTTGGCGCATGGTTAGGCGATGGTAGAAATGGCAATCCAGATATTTGTGGCAACAAAGAAGATTACCCGATTGTCGAAGGAATTATAGCGGACGGTTATCCGGTGTCGTGGCATACAACCCACAAAACCACAGGCGTTGAATATTTTGGGTTTAAAGGACTTCGCAAAGGTTTACAGAAGTTGGGAATGTGTCATAGTAGGAAACGAAAAGAAAAGCGTATTCCACAAGAGTATTTGACGGCAGGCGTTTATCAACGTATGCAATTGTTAGCTGGGTTGCTTGACACAGACGGGTGTTTGCGAACAAAAGAAAATAGATACGATTTTGCAACAGCAGACGAAAAACTTAAAGAGGATTTTGTTTCGTTGGTTTCTACGTTTGGTTGGCGTTGCTCAATAAAGGGTGTAGAACCGCATACGTCATCAAGTGGAATAATTGGGCGGCGCAAGTATTGGGTGGTATCGTTTAACCCCACTTGCTTTATTCCGTGTAGATTAGAGCGCAAACAACTTAAAAAATTTTCTAAACCACGCCGAATAGCTATTTGCGGGTTTGAAAAAATAGAACCAAAGCCCGGTAACTGCATTTCTGTAGAAGGTGGCATTTATTGCGTGGGGAAGCGCCTTACTCCTACACACAACAGCACATTAGGAATTTTCTTTATGACGTGGCTGATGGGGAAGTATCCTGACAAGTCGAACTTGATGAGTGGGCATAGTGATATTTTGACGAACGGCTTCTACAAGGAGGTTTTATCTATCCTTACAGACCCTCAATACTTGTGGGGTGATATTTTCCAAGGTTATAAGATTACTCAAAGTGCTTTATATCAGACGGTGGACGTGAACGATGGCAAGCGTCGTTTCCCTACGCTTACTTGTCGATCTATCGGTGGTACGTTGACGGGTGCTGTTGAATTTTCCAAGTGTTTGTATTGTGACGACTTGATCAGGGATTTGGAAGAGGCGTTAAGCCCTACCCGATTAGAGTCCAAGTATAACAATTACGCCAACCTCTTGAAGGACAGGAAGGTTGAGGACGGCTTTCAGCTGATGATAGGTACTAGATGGGCACCTAACGACGTCCAAGGTCGTATAGAAGAGCAATACAAGGATAATCCTCGGTATCGCTTCAGGGTTATCCCTGCCCTAGACGAAAATGGTGAGAGCAATTTCCAATACGAGCAAGGTCATGGCTTCAGTACTGCGTATTACTTGGATATGAAGGAATCTATCGACAACGCTACATGGACGGCTAAGTACATGGGTAACCCTTACGAGCGTGAAGGCTTGCTGTTCCCTACCGATGAGCTTAATTACTACAACGGTGTGCTTCCCGGTACCGAACCTGACAAGATAGTTGCTTTCTGTGACGTTGCTTGGGGCGGCGGTGACAGCTTGGCTATGCCTTTTGCCTATGTTTACGGCGAGGATGTGTATATCCATGACGTTATCTTCAATCGTGGCGATAAAGAGCAAACAAGACCTATTGTTGTGGGCAAAATCATGCAGCACACGCCTCACCAAGCCCGTTTTGAAGCGAACAACGGCGGCGATGAGTACTGTGATGCTGTTGATGCGCTTTTGCGAGAAAAAGGCGTTAAGCTGAACCTCTCCCATCGAAAGGCACCGGGTAACATGAATAAAATAGCCAGAATCGTGCAAAAATCACCAGAAATTAAAAGAATGCACTTTCTAGACTTCAAATACTCAAACAGTGAGTATCGTGCCTTCATGCGAGAGCTTACCACCTTCGTTACTACAGGCAAGAACAAGCACGATGACGCTCCTGACGCCCTTGCAGGCTTAGCTACCCTCATTGATAGCGATGTAGGTAGCATCAAAGTGTTCAAAAGACCCTTTTAACATAAGCTTAGTAATTTAAGCTTAATTAAGCCCACTTGCTTGACAATCCCTTTCAGCTCATGTATTGTAATTATGAATAGGTATATAGGAATATCCTATAAAGCTGAATAGCACGGCGTATAAAGGGGTTTGCGATGATTGTCGGTAGTATATCTGGCTCAACGAACGGTAGGATGCCAGGTTTGTTCGGCCGAAAGGTCATTTATTCCAATGAGAAGGAAGTCACCAAAGCGAATGTGGTGGATGTCCTTAATTCGGCGATCAACACCCATAAAAAGAACGCTGCGGAGATTGATTATCTCCATAAATACCTAAGAGGCGTACAGCCTATCCTTCACAGACAAAAAACTCACAGACCTGAGATAAACAACAAGATTGTTGAGAACCATGCCCTTGAGATCGTTGATTTTAAGAAGGGGCACGTCTTTGGTGAACCTGTACAGTACGTACGCAGAGGCGAGCGAGAGGGTATATCCACGCAAATAGCCAAACTCAACGAGTTTATGTTCGCTGAGAACAAATCTAACAGCGATAAAGAGCTGGCAGAGTGGTTTTACACCTGTGGCACGGCTTATCGCATGATTTTGCCTGACAAATCCCTAGGCTCAGAGGTAGATGACAGCCCGTTTGAGATTGATACGTTAGACCCTCGTAATACTTTTGTAATCTATAACAGCGGTTTCGGCAAGAAACCACTAATGGGTGTTCACTTTATAGAAAACGCTGATGATGAGATAGTCTACAGCTGTTATACCGTGGATAATTACTATGAAATCGTTGACGAAAAGGTTGTCCTTGAAAAGCCCCACATCTTGGTGGACATACCTATTATCGAATATCCCGCTAATTCTCTCCGATTAGGCGCATTTGAGCCTGTTATCAGTATGCTAGACGCTATTAACCTGTCTACTTCTAACCGTTTGGACGGTTTAGAGCAATTTGTACAGGCTTTCGTTAAGTTTATCAACTGTAGGGTTGATGAAGAGGAGTTTACGGCGCTTAAAGACTTGGGCGCTATCCAAGTAACGGGTGAACCCGGCTTACCTGCCGATGTAGACATCGTGTCTAGCCAATTAGATCAAGATCAAGCCCAAATATCTAAAGATGATATGTACGAGATGGTTCTTACCATTTGCTCTATGCCGGGCAAGAGCAAGGGTGTTAGTTCAGGCGGTGACACGGGTCAAGCCATTATGTTGAGGGATGGTTGGAGCGAAGCTGAAGCTCAAGCTAAGGACGTTGAGCTTATCTTCAAGCAAAGCGAAAAACGTATGCTAAAGATTGCTTTAGGGATAATCAAGGACACTTCAGGCGATCTGGACTTGCGTTTAAGCGAGATTGACATCAAATTCACTCGCAATAAGAACGCTAACCTCTTGGTTAAGACGCAAGGCTTGCAAAACATGCTGAAATCAGGCTTACACCCACACATTGCCATCTCTCACTGTGATCTGTTCAGTGATCCTGAGCAAGTGTACTTGGATTCCAAGCCTTACTTGGAAAAGTGGCTATACGATGAGCCTGAAGAGGATGAAGATGAGGAAGGTGCTTTTGTTAGCGCTGATTCCTCGATTGAAGATGCCTAAGGGGGTATAACCATGAAAATACAAGGTACAAACATTAGTATGACACGTGGGGATAGCGAAGCAATCAAAGTATCATGTGAAGATGCCCAGGGAGTTGATGTTCCATTAGAAGATGGAGATACCTTGTATTTTACAGTTAAGAGAAGTACCTACACAGAAGAAAAAATACTGCAAAAGATTGTAACTGAATTTACTGAAGGTGTTGCATTGATTAATATATCTCCAAAGGACACACGAGAATTAAAAACAGGTGCCTACTATTATGATATACAACTTAATAGAGCAAATGGACTAGTTAAGACCATTATTCCACCTTCAAAATTCACTATTAATGCGGAGGTGACGTATGACTAATGAATTAATCGGAGTTCTTGAAAACGCATCGTTAGAAGTAAATGTTACCATTACTGAAGCGGGTCCTAGGGGTTTACAAGGTATCCAAGGAATCCAAGGACCAAAAGGTGACCAAGGAATACCTGGTGAAAAAGGGGAGAAAGGCGACCTTGGACCTAAAGGCGACAAAGGAGAGATTGGCCCTAAGGGTGATACTGGAGAACGAGGAATCCAAGGTGAGCAAGGTCCTAAAGGCGATAAGGGCGAGCAAGGCATACAGGGTGAGCAAGGACCCAAAGGAGATAAGGGTGATACTGGAGAGCAAGGTATTCAAGGTATACAAGGAGAGCAAGGT